GTACTGCGTGTCCAGTTCGGCCGTCGAGCGCGTCTCCATGCGCCAGTGGCGCAGATCGCGGCTGATGCGGGCCTCGGCCAGCTTGATGAAGGTCGGGATGGCCGACGTCAGGTCTTCCCGGTTCAGGAAGTCCGCGACGGACGATTGCAGGTCAGAGTACGTTGCAATGGTCATTTCTTGCCCTTCTTGGCCTTCCCGGCTTTACTAAGCGCGATGGCCACGGCCTGCTTCTGCGGCTTGCCCGCCTTCATCTCGGCGCGGATGTTCGCCGAGATCACCTTGCTGCTTTTTCCGCTCTTCAGTGGCATATGATGCCTCCTCTATTTCTCGCTCAAGGTCGGCCCATTCGCCGAACCCTCTGTGCCGCAAGCCAGCAACCGTCATCGACGCCACCCTTTGATATTCTGGAGCAGTATATCTAATTGTTGCTCAGAAGGCATCCCCTCAATTTCCCAAGCCCAAGGGTCGAGCAGGCCCACCTTTTGATCCGCAAAACGGGTGTCTTTCCCAGACGCAGTCCTGTTGTACTCTTCAAACGGACCGAAGTTGACCCAACTGTTTTGGCCACGCGTTTCGGACGTCATCGCGCCGCGCGCTTCAGGGCTATACATCCGAGAATGCTCAATCCAAGCCCTCTCCTCGCCCGGCGCACGGAAGAACGGGTTGCCCGGCCCGAAGTGCCCGTAAGCGTCATGCACGGCCCTGAAGGCGTCGTTCGCGACGGCATCTGGCTTGTCGCCAATCCTGCCAACGCGGCGCAGAAGGGGGTTCTTCGATGCGTCGAAGAAACCAGTCCCCGTTTGATCGCCGTAGCCTGCTTCCGTTGGAAACACCCACAGGCGACCGTTTTCGACAAGATCCCTGTATCCCATGGATGGTGATTTTTCGTATGGATCAGGCATGCCATCGCGCAGAAACTTGAACTCAATGCCGGAGTTCTTGAGCCAGTTGTACTGGTCCAGTGTCTCCTGCACCATCGCGTCATACGCGCGACGGACTGCCGGGTTCGACGGGTCGTCCTTCATCATGTCGTATGCCGCAGCGATAAGACGACCGCGCTCGGGGTCTTGCCGTGGGTACGATGTGAGCGGTGACGCGTCCATGCCCCTGTAGTCCATGTACTCCTTGGCCGCCTGCTCAATGGGGTTCACTGGGCGAGCCTCAACTGGCCCGATGTCAGGGATGGAGACCATTGACGGCTTTCCGCTGATGGATCGATAGCCGGAAGGAGCGACAAGTTGGTCACCGATCCTGTAAACGGTAGCCGCTGTCTCTCCGACGCCACCCGGAGCAGCACCGCGAGCGGAGCGGGCCACGACGCCACCCGGCAAAAGCCCAAGCAGGCCAAGGGTTCCCATCGCGAGATCTGCGCCAGCCTGAGACGGGTTGCCGAGAGCCGAATTTCGCGGGGCGTCAATGAGCCGCGTCGCAAGGTTTACGCCAGTAATGCCCAACAATCCCTCGCGGTCCAAAAAGTCCTGCGACGCCGGGCGGCCGAAGAGATTGTTCGAGATCTGGTACGGCAGGTAATCTTCCGCCAGCCGACGCGCCTTCTGGTAAAGCGGGTCTGCGACGGGCAGGATGCCGAGATCAGGCACGCCGACCTCGGGGTCGTACATCATCGGCTGAGACTGAGCCTCGTCCCGAGCGGCCTGCGCTTCCCAACCGGGACGCAACTGCGCGTCCAGATCATACAACTTGTCCATGTCTTCGGGGCTGATATCGCCGCTCTCATACAGCGCGTACAGGCGATCATAACTGCGCTCAAGCTGCTTGCGCGGATCTGGCTTGCGCGGTGCCTTTCCCATCAGCGTTTCTCCTTCTTCGCGCGCGGTGCCTGCTGCGCGGCCACATCTTCCGGCGACATGGCGAGGAGGCCTGCGCCTGCGCCAGCCCCGGCGACGCTAAATAGAGGCTGCCCATCCATAAATGCACGAAGGGCCTCATCAAGAGAACGGCCAGTGAGGCGCGCCGTGCGGTACAGAGCCTCGTTCATATGCTCAATCTGCGGCTTGCCCTTACTCTTCTTGATGCCAGCCCACCCGACCCCCTGACCTTCAATCGGGGCCAAGCCAGCCCTCGCTGCGGCGTCGGAAATCGCACCCCGCGCGACGCCGTAAGCGTTTGCAGAGGGCACGCCCTCTGACGTCGGGTCGATGGCCTTCATCATTTGCTCGTCAACAACAGGCCGATCCGTGAAACCGCCGTAGGATGACGAAAAATCGTATCTTTTCGGGTTCGCTGCGGTGACGCCAGTCCCCTCGCCTGTCACGCCGAGCATCTTGTCGTACATTTTCATGTTGCCCATCGCGAAGCGGCCACCGATGGGGTACGGAAGCTGGTTCGCGGCTGTAGGAAACTCGACATCTGGCGTGTTCGCGCCCGGCATTCGGTTTTTCGGGGCAGCCTTCAGATAATTCCCATACGCAGCCATCAACAGGTTGCTGGTGGGGTCTGCGCCGCCCGTTGTGGCAGCCATAGCGTCCATGAATTGCTCTTGGAACATGCGCGGACCATCCACGGGGCCGAAGGCTTTAATGTAATCGTCCTCCAGTTGGCCCATCATGTAAAATCCGCGCGCGTCCGGGTAGTTAATCGCGCCAGCAATAGCCTCATCTAGGCGACGAGCCGTCTCTGGGCCTGCGTACAGGGCGTCGTACTTGGCGCGCGTGTCAGCGCGAACAGGAACGATGCTGCCAGTCACGTCGGGGCGGTCGTAATTGCTCGGGTTCGCGTTGTAGCGGGCAGAAGGGTCGTAAAGGCGGTCGTAATCACCGCGCTTGATCTCTTCTTGAAGGCGCTTGCGGACCTTGGCGACGGCTTCAGCCTCTCGGCTGGGGCCTTTCGCCATGTACGACTTCCCGGTCTTAGGATCCTTTGCCGGAACAGGCGCGCCGACTTCTGGATAGCGCGTCCGAAGATCCTGACGCGTCAAGCCACCCTCTGCGAGGATGTTGTCGATCTCTTCGTCCGTGATGCGAGGCTTGGGCTTCGGCGGCAGCTTCGGGCGGACAGGCTTCGGTGCCGCCTTGGAACCCTTCTTGGCAGGCTTCGTGCCGCCAATGATGAGGTCGAGAGCCTCGCGCATCGCCTTATCTGTAATGCCCATGTCGGGTCTCCTTACTGCATCGCCAGCAGGCCCATAGGCCGCCGCTGTGGTCTCGGTGACGTCACGCGCTGCGTGCCGTAGGTGCCAGTCGTCGGCAGGGCCGACCCGGTCAATTCTTCGTATTTCGCGCGGATCTTGGGGATGTAGTCCCGCGACTGCTCGGGCAAATCCTCGAACTTGCCGTTCCACTTCAGGGCGTTGGTCGGACCCCAGTTGTAGGCCGCCAGCGCGCGGTCCATGTCGCCGCCCGTCAGGTCCAGCATGGCGCGCAGGTAATCGTCGCCCATCAAATAGCTCAGATCAGGCTCGAACAGCAGGCCTTGGGCCGCCGCAGGCGTGCGCTCGGTGACGGGGTATCCACGCTCCATCGCCCGGTCGAAGACGTTCCTGACGTCGTCGCGCGGGTTCATAGCCGTCTCCGGCATAAGCTGCGTCAGGCCCGCCGCGCCCTTCTTGGAGACGGCCATCGGATCCCCGCCGCTCTCGGCGTAGATCAGGGCGTCCAAGAGCGCCTTCAGGTCGAACTGGTCGGCCATCAGCGACGCGCTCCCGATTGCGACCGCTGGATGGCCTCATAGACCATCTGCATCAGGGCCTTGTCGGACATCTGGCCCATCGGCGGCAGGGTGGTGGTCTCGATTGGTGCGTATGGGTTATACGTCGGCGCAGGCCCTGCCATCGGCATGTATTCCGGGCGCGTCATCGGTGCCGGGCCAGCCAGATACCGAGGCATCTCCTCCGCTTCCATGCGTGCCGCGTACCCCTGCGGGCGGATGCCCAGAGCATTCAGCAATCCCGAAAACGGTCCACCCTCGAACTCCGACCCGGCGCGGCCCATGCCGCCGCCGTCGATCATGTCCATAAGACCCAAAAAGCGTTTATCCTGCATGCTCGCCTCCGCGTTTCGCGGCATGCTACCAGATCGACGCGCCTTTGGCTATATCACGCCA